AACCTTCTAAGGTTAGGGCTATAGAGTTACTAGTAAATGAGCCTAATGCTCGTATTAAAGATGTTGCAGAGGAATCAGGCGTTTCTTCTGTTACTATACATAAATGGTTAAAAGACCCTGAGTTTGTAGAGGTATTCTATCAGAAGTATATGATATCATTTGGTTCTAGGTTACCCTCTGTATTGAATAGTATGATTCGTGAGGCGGAGGCAGGCAATGTTCAGGCTGGCAGGCTGGTTTTGGAGCATTCAGGCAAGCTAATTAAGCGTGTGGAAGTAGCCAATCATCAGAGTCCATTTGAAAAATTCCTTAATGCTGAAGTTACTGGCGAGGTAGAAATAGAACCTGATGATGCTGAGTATGTGGATATTGAGCCACAAATAGAGGTTTTGCCTAGAAAGCCACAACCAGTTATAGATTCTATAAAAGTACGACATCAATCAAAACAAGATAAGCGTAAACTAGCTAAAGAATGGCGAGAAAGAGCTATAGCGGTGGGTGTTCCTATACTCCCAAAAGGTCGTAAAACCCCTGCTCAAAAAGAGGCTTGGCAAAAACTGGTTATTGAAAAAGAAAATCAATTTAAGTAATCTAAATCTTCTTTTTTAATTATTCTTTGTGTTTCATATGAGCTACATTCAGGACATTGGTCTTCTGCATCGATGTTTCTTGTAAGTGTTTTCCAAGACCATCTACAGGCTTTACAATACCAAACTGATACAACGTAGCCTTTCATTAATTTTTTTCCCAATTACTCTGCTCTGCTGATGCCATAGCTAATTCTTCCATCAATTCTTCATTTGTTGGAATCCTAACACCATCAGTCATCTTGCTAGATGTTTGAATAAGTGATGCTAATAGTTGATTATTAGCTAATTCTATCTCTGATAAATCTGCTAATCTATTATCTAAATCTTTTATTAACGCTTCTAAAGTCATTAGGTACGCTAACAAGTCTTCTATCTGACCCATACTAACTTTCCTTATATTTGTTAGCATAAACTAGCTATAATTTTATATGATATGCAAGAATTGGTTATTTTTTTAAGGCATTATCTATTTTTTTATTAAATTTTTCATCTAAAACTTTTTCAGATTTAGAATTTATTCCAACAAAGTTTTGCACATAAGTACCAGTTCTTAAATGCTTATAATTGCCAAAATTGTGATTAAAACCATGCAATGCAATACGCAATTTATTTTTATCTGCCTCTATGCTATTAAACAAAGTACCTGTTTCTATTAATGGTTGTCCTGTTTTGTATTCTCTATTTAAGGATTTACCATCTACATCAGTTGAATTATCTATATTTAGCTTAGTATCTCTTTCAACACTTCTAACATAGTCTTCAATATGTTCTTTTACTATTTTAGGTATTTGTCTTGCAAGTTTTTTAAAATCAGCATCAATTTTCATCTTGATTTGCATTAGGAGTCTCCTGTATTCCATTAACTGACTTATTATCATCAATAACTGCTTGTGCTTGCTGTAATGATAGGTCTTTGTTATCTCTAATCATTATTTTTGCATGAGTAGTTAGATTATTTTGCAGGTCAAATTGGTCTTTCATTATTTGGTCTTGTATTGTTTTTGGATATTCAACTTCTTGAAAGTCAATTCCAAACTCTTCAGGTAATGAAATGCCATTATATTCTGCAATTACACGCTCTACATCATACCATTCTTTTTCATACATTCTCCAAAGTGCAATATCATCAAAATAATCTTCTTTTCTATCTAAATCTTTAATCATTAAAGAAATACCACTAGGCACTTCTCCACCTGATTCTGCAAATTGTATAAATAAGTGATTATTTAACGCAACAAGTTCCATTTGAAACTTGATATTTTCTATGGCTTCCATAATATTGCCTTGTGGGCTTGTAATATTGTAAACACCTTCTTCACCCATATCGAGAATAGTATCAGAGCCAGTTCTAAGTAATGTTTGGTCTGCATTTAATCCAGCAACCCATGGTTGTCCAAACATATTAAACCTCATACCAAGATTCATTTCAGTAAGTGCAATATTTACCTGTTCATTGCAGTTTATGATATCAGATGCACCTTCTACAAAGAAAGAGTCTATTTGGTCTTCTCTATGAGTAAAAACAAAAGGAATAATGCCATATGGGTTGACTTCTTGCATAATTAGGTCACCTTCTTCGTTCATTACTCCATATTTTTCAGCATCCCAGTATTCCCATTGTAAATTATCTGTATTGGATAAATCAGATGAATTATTTAACAAAGGATATACTATAGCACTAGGTTTAAATGGGTTTTCGTCAAAATATGCCTCAAAGTAATATATTGGTCTATAATCAAATACACCATCCATCCAATATATTCTATTAGCAACTGTACCTAATAATCTAGTCATTCTTTCAGAATGTTTCATTCGTACATCTTTTGTAGGTGTTAATTCAGCATATCTTTCACTATCGACATTTCTTTTTGCACCTAGTGTGTATATTCTACTAATTTTATTTATAAATTTTCTAGTAAAATTAGTTACTGTAGGTGGTATCTCATTGAATGCATCAGCTTTAAAATAATGTGATATATATTCTTCTGTAGAAGTACCTGAATAATAATCTAAATGTTTTCTTATTTCATTTCTCCTAGCATGAGACATCATTAATTTTGTTTCTGATAACTTATCCTTCATTATCTTTTCTATCATCTTTTTATCCTTTTCATCTCTTTATTCTTGATTGGGAATCTATTAATTATAAAATACCTAAAAGCATCGTTTCCATGGTCATGGTAACCATCTTTTAGCGGTTCTTCTCTAATTGGTTTACCATCCTGACTTTCAGGATATCTGTACTCTTCAAAATCTTCTATTACTTCTTTACAATTTTTATGCACATGGACTCTTCTAGTACCATCTGCACTTTCAAAAAATCCTCTAGTATGAGAAACACTATTTATTATATTTCTACTCATTCTATCTCGTGTATATAAAACTCTTATACCACTTCGTCTAAATATTTCCATATCACCAGCACCTGTTTGCCCCTGAACATTAGCTCCAGCAGGGTCACCATAATATGAAAGAACTGGATACCCTTTAACCTTAATCATTTTAATTAGGTCTTCTGTTTTAATATTTTGTTTGTGTAGTATAGAATCGAATATTCTAATATGCTCAGTTGTTCCATCAAATTGTGTTTGTATAAATAAAACTGCTGGTTGTCTATATCCAAAATCTATTGCACAATATGTAGGTAAATTAGGGTCGTATGGAAAATTTCCTACATCTAACTCACGATTAAAATCCCAAACCTTGCCCTCAAATACAGAGAACTCTGCACCAAACTCTTGACCAAACAATTCTTTAGACATATTTCTTTTACGCTCAAGAATAGCTGGGTCATCTATCCCTAATGGAAACTCATGTTGATTTCTCCACGAAGGAGAAGAATAACTATTCCACTCATCATCTATTTTACCTAATTTATACAAATCATATATCCAGTTTCTACCTTCAGGTGTTGTAATAAAAATTACTTTACCTTTTCGACCAGCTACAGTTGGAGAAAGATACATATCCCATATCTTTTTGTTCATCTTGGCTACCTCGTCAATTACGAGCAGGTCAAGTCCTTCCCCCACTAATGAATCCGCATTATCTGCTGACATTCCCTCAACAGTAGTTCCCCACTTAAAACGAATGTACATATCTTTTTCAGATGCTTTATCAACATCCTCTCCATGTCCTATAACCATTCTTTGCCAAATCTCACGAAATATAAGTCTAGCTTTTCTATAAGACATTCCAACAACCCATATTCTTTTATTAGGTTGTGATGCTACAAAAGTAGCCTCCATTGCACTAGCCCAAGTCTTTCCAAATCTTCTTCCACATACAATTACATGAAATCTAGCATCTTTTTTTTCAGGGTAATGTAAAGCTAATTGTCCATCATGTGGTTTGTAATTAAGATATTTAAACCACTTTTTCTTAAATTCGTAATTTTTTTCTTGCATTAGAATAGTGTTTTAAGTTAGTTTATCATGTATATCTTATGCAAGGAAATTTTGCATAAATTAATAACTCACTTAAGAGGTAAAAATGTCAGAAGAAAAAACCATCGAAACAGATGTAAAACAGGAAGCCGACACACAAGTCGAAAACAATGTACCGATTTCAAGATTGAATGAAGTTATTTCAGAAAGAAATCAACTTAGGGAAAGTCTTGAGTCTTTTAAAACAAAAGAGGAAGAAGAGAGAAGAGCAAAACTTCGTGAAGAAGAAAAGTGGCAAGAACTGAATGCAGACCTTGCTGGTGAAATTGAATCCTACAAACCTTTTAAGGAAAGATGGGAAGCAATGGATGCAAGACTTCGTGAGGGTGCTTTAGCTCAACTTCCTGAAAGTAAAAGAGAAAAATTTGCTAATGTTGAAACCGAAACTCTTTTAAGTATCGTTGAGGAATTTACTGAAATAGAAAAAGTAAATCCACCTGATAGTAAAGGAACAGTTCCTACAAAACAAGTGGGTGACTGGACTGAAATGTCAGGAGATGAGCGAAGAAGAAACTGGGGAACAATATTAGATTCATACATGAAAAGGTAATAATAAATGTCTAAACATTATCAAGGTAATCCAGTTACCACTACAACAGACCAGCATTTTATACCTGAAATTTGGGCTGATGGCATCTATAAATTCTTTGAAAGAAAAACTGTCTTTCGTGGATTAATTGATGACTATTCTGCTCTTATTGGTGGAAAAGGCTATGGAGATGTAATACATATTCCTGAAATGAGCTTAATAAGTGCTAGTGACAAGTCTGCTGGTGCAGATGTTAGCTATGATGCTACTGCAACAACAGAAACTCAGTTAACAATTAATAAACACAAATACGTTGCAAAATTATTTGAAGATGTGGCTATGATTCAGTCAGAAGCTGACTTAGTAGAAAAGTATTCAAGAATGATGGGTGAGTCTCTTGCTCGTCAAGTTGATGCTGATATTTGGAGCGAGTTAGATGGCTTAAATGAGTCTCAAGCTCTTTCTGCTGATGACACTTTAACTGCTAGTGTATTTGAAAGTGTACTTGCTACTTTAGGTGAGAACGATATTCCTTACATGGATGGCGAGTGTGCAATGGTTGTTAATCCAACTTTATTCGCAGACATACTTAATCCTTCTGCTGGTATTGCTCAATACTTTATCAGAAATGATGCAGTCGGTGAAGGTAATCGTGGTTTAAGGTCAGGTTTAGTTGGTTCACTTTATGGAATTGATGTTTATATGTCCAATACAGTTTCTACTGGTGGTACTGCATCTACAATTCCTGGTGCTATTTTTCACAAGTCAGCTTGTGTTATAGCTGTTCAGAACGATGTTAGAGTTCAAAGCGAGTATTCAATAGATGCTCTTGGAACTAAAGTTGTTAGTGATTTACTTTACGGAGTAAAGCTAATTGACGATTCTGATAACAAAAAAGGTGTTAAGTTTACTAACGTATCTTAATCAGTAATAGTTGGGGGTATGTTTTTCATGCCCCCAATAACTAGGAGATAATATGCAATATTGGTATTCAAAAAAATTAGCAAGAGTTGAAAGACTAGAAAACGAAGTCTTTGATAAGCACCCTGAAAAACTAGAATCACTAGAATCACAAGGTTTTATTAGAGTCAATGGGGAAGATGATTTTTCTCCATATAAAAAAAGTTTTAAAAAGAAAAAGAAAAAATAATTAATCACAAGTCTCATTCACGCTTGTGTCATAGCTTAGAGAGGGAGAAAAATGGCAGATACTCACATATATTCAGTACAGGAAGCATTAAATACTACAGTCGGGGGAGAATGGACTGTAGCATCAGCAGGAACAGCAGGTTCTAGTGCTGATGTATCAAACACATCACATCAACTGCTAAAAGCATCTACAGGTTCTGTAGGTATTTATAGTGCAGTAGAGATTTATTTTAACTTTGCATCTAGTGAAACAGATGTAAATGCTTCAAATGATTTATTAATTCCAAAAAACACACTCACATTTATTACAGTTCCAAGAGGTTTAGGATTAACAATTTACTTCAATTACAACTCAACCTCAACAACAACTGGAGCGGTTAGGATAGTAGAATGCTAAAATCAATGATAAGTAATATAAGTGCTGGTTTAGCTAGTGGCGGTACAGTTGATGGCGATTTAGTAGTTACTGGAGATTTTAAAGTTGAAGGTGCTGGTAGCTTTGCTTATGATGAGATAGTTGAAGGAAAATTAAGCGTAACTACATCAACTGGTGCTGAAATTGCAAATTTTAACACAACTGGAACTTCTCATACACAAATTACAATAAATGCTTCAACTAATAAAAATTCAAATGTAGTTTTTCACGAAAGTAATTCGCTTAGATGGTATTGGGGATATAACTCTGTAGATAATAGACTTAGAGGATATTCAAATTCAGGTGGTGATGTATTCTCAATTACTGATGCTGGTGAAGTTTTTATTGGAACTACAACTCAAGCTGGTAGTGCAGTTATAACAGCTTATAAAGCTGATGGTGCTTATCTTTATTTACAAAATAGCACTACTGGAACTGGTAATGAGGGAATATCTTTACAAGCACATCAAGATGATGGTTATTTAGCTAATTATTCAGGTTCAAGCGGTAAGTTATATTTTAATGTTGATAATGGAAACACTACTGCTATGACAATCGCTGGAAATGGTTCGGTTGGCATAGGCACAACCTCGCCCAGTAGTGGTGCAAAACTTCATGTAGTTGGCTCTAATAGTAATAGCGTATTAAAAATTCAAGGCGGTGGTGCTAATGCTGGTATTGAAATTACTAGGAATGGAACTGATGTTAATGGTATTTCTACTACTGGTTCTAATTTGCTTTTTGTTACTGCTTCCTCTACAAGAATGCTCCTAAATAATACTGGACTTGGAATAGGCACAACTTCGCCTCAAGGTAATTTATCAATTACTGCATCTTCAAATCCTTTACTTACTATAACAGAAACAACTTCAGGAACTGGAGCATCAGGCGGTATAGCATTTAGTAATCAGACTGAGTCAACTTATAGAAAAGGCGGTATTTATTTTAATAGAACTGAATCTACTGCTAATAGAGGTTATATTGGAATAGCTTTAGATGGTAATGCTAGTACTTCTAATGTAGATGCTGACTGGGCTGGTAATACTAAAATGGCTATTACTTATGAAGGCAATGTCGGTATCGGCACAGACTCACCCAATGGTAAAATGGCAATTCATTCAGCTTCTGCTGGTGGTTCAAGTGCAATATATAATAGGGCAGATGAGTTAGTAATTGAAAACAGTGACCATGCTGGAATTACTATAAAATCACCAACTGATAAAGAGACAAGTGTATTTTTTGGAGATGCAGATGATAGTTCAAGGGGTGGCATAAGATATAATCACGATGGCGACACAATGACTTTTCAAGTTGCTAGTGCTAAATTGATTCTTGATACCAACTCTCGCATTAGTCTATCTAATAATGATAGTGGTTCAAGTAATACAATATTTGGTTATTCTGCTGGAGCTAATATAGCATCAGGTGGCGATAATAATATTGCTTTTGGATATGAAGCATTACAACTTACTAGCACTGGAGATTCTAATGTAGCTATTGGTAAGAGAGCTTTAAAAAATAATACAACTGGCGGTTATAATGTTGCCATCGGAGAACAAACAAGTCTTTATAATCAAACTGGTCAAAGAAATGTTGCATTAGGTTCTTTTTCAATGACTGGTGTAAGTGGTAACTCACATTCTGATAATACCGCACTTGGTTATGAAACATTGTATGCAATAACAACTGGAGTTTCTAATGTAGCGGTTGGTAGAAGTGCATTATTAGATAACACAACTGGGCAACATAATGTCGGAGTTGGTAGCTATTCTATGGCAGAGAATATAAGTGGTAGTAGCAACATTGCTATTGGTACAAATGCTTTAAATTATAATGAATCAGGTTCGTCAAATGTTGCTATAGGTAGATTGTCTATGCATGGTGCAAGTGGACAATCAATGACTGAATGTACTGCAGTAGGATACCAAAGTTTATATTCAATAACTACTGGAGAACATAACTCAGGATTTGGAGTTTACGCTTTATATTCTACTACAGATGGTATAAGAAATACTGCCATTGGAAGAAGTTCATCATATTCTAACACAAGTGGTAGTAGAAATACAACACTTGGAAGAATTTCTAATTTTTACAATCAAACTGGAAGCAATACTGTAGCTATTGGTCAAGGAGCTTTGTTTGGCACTAGCGGTAATTCTCACAATAACAATACTGCTGTTGGTTATGAGTCAATGTATGTAGTGCAGACTGGTGGCAACAATAGTACATTAGGTTATCATACTCTTAGGTCGCTCACAACTGGCTCATCAAATGTAGCAATAGGTTATCAAGCCTTAGATACTGGTACAACAGTTACATCTAATGTTGCAATAGGTGGTTTAGCATTGAGTGATAATGTTACTGGTAATTACAATACTGCGGTAGGTCAAAGTTGTTTATTAACAAATACAAACTCTTATATGACCGCTATGGGTTATAACGCATTAAGATTAAACTCATCTGGTTCAGGAAATGTTGGATTTGGTTTTAACGCTGGATTTGGAAACAATACTGGAAGCTTTAACACTTCTATTGGTTATGAGGCTGGTAAAGGTGTATCTAATAACGCTAATTCAAATAACACTGCTGTAGGCTATCAAGCATTAACTGCAATTACGACTGGTGGCAATAATACCGCAGTTGGTACAAATTCAGGAGATGCTTTAACAATAGGACATAGTAATGTAGCCATAGGAAGTTCAGCTCTATCCTCTGAAGTTACTGGTTATGCAATTACAGCGGTTGGATTCGGAGTTTTTAGTAATGCAAATCACGATGCGGGTCAAAGTTCTGCACAATTAGTTTCTAATACTGGTGTTGGTTATATAGCTGGTGCATCAACAACTACTGGTCATACAAATACATTTATAGGTGCATATTCAGCTTTTAGTAATACAACTGGTGCGAGAAATGTTGTTCTTGGGTACTCTGCAATGTATGCACCAACAACTGCTAATGATTGTGTTGCTTTAGGAAATAATGCTTTTGGAAGTGCTAGTAGTGGTTACGCATATAGCGGAGTCGTTGCTATAGGTAAAGATGCGGTAAGAGGAGGCAACAGTACAACAAATGCAATAAGTGGAACAGTTGGAATAGGAATGGATGCTCTTACTGCTTTGACTACTGGTGCTTCAAATATTGCAATCGGGCAGAATGCTGGTCTTAGAGTAACCTCTTCAGGTGAAAATATTTTAATAGGTAAAAATACTGGTCAAGGAATTACAACTGTAGGTAATAATACTTATGTTGGTCATGCGGTAGCAAGTAATTCAGGTTCTACTGGTCATTCTAATACTTTAGTAGGAAGTGCGATTGCAAGTGGTGGAGCAATGACTGGTACTTCTAATGTTGGAATGGGTAGGAATGCTTTATTGGCATTAACAAGTGGAGTAGAAAATCATGCTATCGGTAGAAATGCGTTAGCTAGTGCTACAACTCAAGGTAGAAATATTGCAATAGGGTATTTTACTGGCTCATCTATAACTGGAAGCGGTGCTGAATACAATGTTTTAATTGGTGATTATACTGGAACTGGTGGAAGTGGAAATCTTAAGCAATCAGTAGCTATAGGGTATCAAGCATTAGATGCAACTGGTTCTAATAATGTAACTGGTGCAATAGCAATAGGTTATCAATCTCTTACTGCTTTGACTTCAGGTGCTTATAACACCGCAGTTGGTTATCAATCTTTGAAAGCAATTACTACTGGACAAAGAAATACAGCACTCGGATATGGTGCTAGTGGTGCTATGGGTGCTGGAGAAATAGGAAACATTTCAATAGGTTACAATGCAATGTCTACTATGGATGAAGGTACAAGCGGACATATTGATTACAATATTGCAATAGGTATTAATGCTTTAAGTGGTGCTGATTTAGGAACTGGTGGAGTAACAATAGACCATAACATTGCTATCGGAACAGATGCTCTTAGAAAAACAAGTGGCGGTCAATCTACTGGTCAGATAGCGATAGGCAGACAAGCTCTTAATGCTTTAACATCAGGTGCTGATAATTTAGCTGTAGGTTATCAAGCATTAAATGCATTAACTACTGGAAGTAATAATTTAGCAATTGGTAGAGGTGCTTTATCAACTCATACTACTGGTATAGGCAATGTTGCTATTGGAAAAAATGCAATGTCTAATACTGATGCAGGTTCTAACTCTTTAGATTCAGACTATAATACATTTATAGGTAATGCATCAGGCAATGGAGCTTGGACAGATACTAAATGTGAATTTAATACATCGGTTGGTGGTAA